AGCCGCGATCAATTGGGGGATAGCCTGAATTAGCCCCTTAACAAGAGCCAGCGTAATCTGTATCGATGCCTCCACCAGCATGGGAAGGTTCGCAACGATTGCATTGACGAGCGCGATAATCATTGTTGGAATTTTGCTTACCAATATCGGGAGTGCCTTAATTAGCCCCTTCGCGATCCCAACGGTAAGCTGAACCGCTGCGTTGATTAACATGGGTATGTTATCAATCAGCGTATCAACCATCGTTAAAACAGCTTCAACGATAGCGGGAATCAGAACCGGAGCCTGTTCAGCAAGCCCCGTCGCAAGCGTTGTCAAAATCGACAGTGCGGTTTGCAACAGCATCGGAAGATTCTGCAAGGCAAACATGCTCAAAGAACTGATCATGTCAAACGCTGCCGTAACCAGAAGCGGCATGTTATTCATGATCGCCGTCGCCAACGTCTGAACGATAGAGCCACCAATCTCAATGATCTGCGGGATAGCTTGGGAAATTTTGTCAACGAACCCGCTGATACCTTCATTAATGCTTTCTAGCCCGCTCATGTCGCCTGTGAACAGTTTTGCAAGTCCATCGGTCACCAACGTAAGCGCAGGCAGGAACTCGCTCATCATGCGGTTTTTTAAACCAGTTAGAGTTTGCTTCATGAGATCAACAGAATCACCAAACTTAACAGACGCATCAACTGCATCTTGTGACATGATAAGCCCGTAATCTTCTGCTTGCTTCTTTAACGCTTCGATCGAATCAGCGCCGCCGTTGAGCATTGGCATGATATCGGTTGCGCTTCTTCCAAAAAGGTCTGTAGCGAGTGCGGTTCTCTCTGTGCCTGCCTCCATTTGGGAAAGCTGTGTAATCGTCCTCTCAAACAAATCTTCTGTCGATAGTGCCTTTGCGTCCTCAAGAGATATTCCGATTGCTTCAAACGCTTCTGACCCGTCGTATGCGGCAGATGCAAGCGTTTTCATACCCATCTGCATGTTATTGATATCGCCGCCAGACTGACCGAGAACATAGCGCCACTTCTGATAGCCCTCTGTTGATAGTCCGATCTTCTGCGACATTTTATCGACTTCATCACCGTATGCGGCGGTGTCGCTTGCGCTCTTGACGAACGCGGTACCCATCGAGATTGCAGCGGTAGAGATCGCGCCGACAACAGCCGCCGTGCCTTTGAACGCCGCGCTTAATGTTTTAGCAAATCCCTTGCCTTTTTTACTTGTTCCATCTATGCCTTTGTCTACGTCGCTGTCATCATAAGCGACTTTGACAAAAAGATCCATAAGATTCATCGTTTCACCTTCAATCCGCACCGCTGGATAACATCAGCGGCAATCTCGTCACCGCTCCGTTGATCTTTCGGCGCATGGTCGATCAGTTCAGCAAACCTTTGTACGGATTGCACTCTTTGACCCATTGCAACAACCCGTAGCATATCCGTGGTGTATATGCGGCAGCTTAATTCTTCGCCCTCTTGAATAAAGCGCGCAACCATGTATTTCACAGTCGCGCGCCCGTTGATTACTCGCCCTGCTTCGTGCAGGTATCGATAGGCGGCGTTTCTTCCACGCTCCGCGCCGCAGAGGTAAAAAGCTGAATCAATGCCTCGTCCTGCACGATTCCAATCAATGCCGCCGTGATGCTGAACAGGTTCATTTCATCGATGGTCTTTCCGTCCAGCGTGGCGACGATCTGGATAACGTCGCGCTTGTGCGTTTTAAGCAACAGCGGCACTTTCTTGACAAGGTGCTTTCGTGCGCTCACGTTCTTATCTTCGCCTTTGACAGGCTTCACGCTGAACAAATCTGCGCACTCCTTGTCACCTGCGATATTCGCAATCGGTTCAATCAAGTCCGCGATTACCTCAACCGCGCGTTCGCCTTTGATTTCAGATAGTTTCATCTCTCCGCTCCTTCTTTACGCTTCCTTAGAAACTACAACGGTTTTCCCCGCATGCTGTGCCGCGCCTGTTGCCGTGAGAATCACCGCAAGGATGATATCCATGCCGGTAGTCGCGGTAATGTCCGCAGAGCCATTCCACGCCGTCCACGCAGAACCAGCAAGAATCTGACCAGCGGCGGGAAGGATCAAACCGTAGCCGGTCTGGTAGACGTAGCTTTCACCCGCGCCCGGTGTTTCAGTCATGCCGCTGAGAGCCGTGTCGCCAGTGAGCGTGCCAGCCGCGCTTGCAAACTCAAGCAGGAAGTCGCCCGCTTCGGATGTGCCTTCGTGAATGTAGATTTCGTACGGCATCGTGTCGGGAGTATAAATACTCCGATGCGCCATGAACTCAAACGCAAGCTGGGAGTTGGCTTTCTTTTCGGTCTGCAATGCAAAACCGCCAGTAGAAAGACCGTTGAGAATCTTAACGCAGATAAACCCGCCGTTCGTCGGGCCCGTCTTGTCTCCGTACGCCGTTACGAAGTAATAGGTCTTGTAATCGCCAAGATCGAGCGTTGATCTCGGCGTTACTTTGGTTGTGTCAACCGTGCCAACGTCAGCCGCACCGATTAACGCTTTAACAAGCGCAGTATCAACCGTGACAGCCGTGCCAGAAATCTTGACTTCGATGTCATCGATTTCCTTTCCCTCTTTGGAGTTTGGAATGCAGTTATCTACATCCGCAAACCTATCAATATACGAATTGACCGCAGAAAAAGCAAGACCGCCAGTAGTCGCACACACGATATCAGCCGTCGAAAACTCACCCGTCGCCGGATTAAAGTCGCTCAGCAAGATACCCGCGTTCGATGCAATCTTTTCCTGAAAGTCTACAGGAAGTTCTTCGTATCTCATGCTCATGTTTTAGTTGCTCCTTTACGCCGTTCTAAATTCGGCGGTGATATTGATATATCTTCTGCGAATATTCGCGTCAGACGGTTCGGATAGTGCTTGGCAAAACGGTGATCCGCGCTTGATCCAAATTGACCCGTTTTCGACCGGGATGATTACGCCACCGCGTCCGATGCGGGCGTATATTTCCTCTGCTTTCGCGTCGATGGCGGTATTACTTTCAGTGCGATACCAGAGATTGACAATAATTGGTACTTCTCCGCTGTCAAAATCTCCCGTGGTGTAGGTGTATGTCAGATACGGAAACGTGGGATTTGCTTTGACGTTCGATTCCTCGTATGCGGTGATGCCAAACCCGCCGAACCACGTATATAATGCGCTTGCTTTGCTCATGTAGTCAGCTCCGTTCTCTCGGCGGTTGCCGTGCGTCGGTTCAGTGTCGTGACGCTCGGAGATTCGTTGTCAGCAGGACGGCTTGTGATTCTGAAATACGTGTTGTCTTTCGCCCGCTTCAAATACTCATCGTAGGCGAGAGTAAGTGACTTGTCGAAGTTCAGTGTGTAGATGCCCGTAACGCCTTGTGCAAGGGCTTTCTGCGCTTCAAGAGATTGATCGCAATAGAGCGCGACGCTAACCGCCGCGCCCTGCACAAACGTTCGTGTTCTGCCGCCCTGACCGTCCGATGCTTCGGTAGGTGTCATGCGGTAGAACGTTTCCTCAAAGTTCTGTACCGACATTAGATTTTCCTCCATCGGTTCAGACGTGCCGCAAACGCGGACTTCCACGAGATCGGCGCACCGTTTGCGCCCGTTGCTTTGGTACCGCTCCACCCTCCGAAACTCTCCGAAACATAACCCGTTGCAGGATTCGCCGCCACGTACGCGGTGATCTCGGAATCAAGTGTCACCAAATCTCTTGGGATTGCTAAACCAAAGATCGCGCCCGTGAATGTTTCGTTGACCAGTGTCGAGATAGTGAAGTTGCTGGGCAGCAGGTAAATACCATCGTTGAGGAGAGAGCCAACGATCCTGATGTACTGCCCAGCGACTAGGGATGAGGAGAGCGGAGAGATAACGCCATTGGAGATCGTGAACGTATCGGCGGCGCGGTCAATGTATTCACCGTCGCGACTGTCGAAGAAATTATGCAGATGTTCACAAATCTCATAAAGCATGTGTTACTCCTTAGGCTTTCTTAACCAACGTCACATTGGCGTACTTAAGGGGCTTGCTATCAGCCGCCCACACAAGGCAAACGCTTGCTTTGGTGTTGGTGCTTGCTGCAATTCCCGTGGTCGCGCTCACCCAATCGGTATAGCCAGACAATGCCGTGCCAAAAGTCGGGGTAACATCGACCGTTCCGAGCTTGTAAACCCACTTGGTGTTGACAGGCGCAGCTTCGGAGATCGCAAGGAACGTGTCGTTGGACGCGGCAGTGCCAGCCGTAGAGGTCACAACGCCGGAATCAACGGTGTCAAGCCCGAGATAGCTGATGATCTCGATAACCTTGCTGTCATCGCGCAGATACGGGATGCCGAGCTTCGACGCAATGTGCATCGTGCGGAAATAGTCCGCTTCGC